CTCAACAACTTGTCGGCTTTCTCCAGGCTGATTCCAAGTACGTCCGCTGCGTGTTCTGCCGTCACATAGATTTGTGGGCTGAAAAATAATTTCACGTGCTGTGTTGTTTCCATGTTAGTCCACCACCGAAATCGTCTGCTGATAATTCTCTCCAGCAATAGTTGTCTGCCAGCCGATATGATATTCCACCGAATGTGATCGCCCGCCGCCTTGCGATGTATTATGCTGGTGCCGTCTGAAGTAGATCAGACGATATATGCAATCTCCCTCTGGCCGATTACCGTGTATGAAGAAGCGGATGCCATCAATTTCAAAATGGCCGTCTCCCAAATCGACAGTGTACAAATGTGTCCCATTTGAGATGCTAAAAACGACAGGAACGCCTTGAAGCACATCATAGAACGCACTTTTGGTTACATCTGTGGTGGAAACATCTGCTTGTGTCTGTTTGAGGATCGTGCCATCAGAAAAACGGCACTCGAAGAGATAGTCTAACGCCATTGTATTGACTCCTGTCGATTGTATTCGACATTGCTATTTATGACTTACCCTGATTTTGCTAAATACCTGTATGTCAGACCAGTACATACAAGTTACGCCGGATTCCACGGGCAAAAAGATTGACACATCCGAAATCACCGTAAACTCGAACACCGTCGAACGGCAGCGTGTTGTCATTGGAGACCCCACAGCCGCCGAATCATTCGTCACGGTCACCGGAAATTCAGCGCAGACCATTCTGACTACCCCTGGCGGCGCTGGAACTTCTCCGTATTTTGCGACCATCCAGCCAAACGCACGTGTCCGTGTCGCCAACGAAACTTCCGAATTGTTTTCTGATGGTTTTGATGGACCAACACTCAGTTCAATAAGATGGTCGGGTCTGTTTGGTTCTGTATCTATTTCAGCCGGAAATTTGGTCTTTGCTACTGGTACAGGTGCTTCAACTTATGGCATGGTAACTTCCAATCCAGTATTCATTGCGGCTGGTATCAATAGCTTGCTCTTCAAAGCCGCAGTGCAATTTGAAGCATCAGTTGTAACGAATACACACCGTTTTTGGGGATTAGGTACACCGACTTTATCGCCTTCAGCCACAGCACCGATGGTCAATGCAATTGGATTTGAAATTGACACTACCGGCGCATTGAACGCTGTTGTCTATTCAGGTGGAAGCAGAACAGCCACAGCTTTGACTGCGGTAACAGACGGAAACTTCCACACTTACAGAATCATTTTCAGTAAGGAAAAAATCAGCTACTACGTTGACACATACGATGTTCCTGGAGCGGTGATTAACTACGTACTTCCGGTTATCAGCACACTTCCGGTTCACCTTCACTGCATTAACAATTCGACGCCGCCTTCCCCGGCCCCAACGTTCAACATCATTTCAGTTGCCCTCGCAGATACCGGCCCGAATGAAATTTCGATTTCCGATGCCAACAATCCATTTTTAGGAACCAGCGTGTCGGCCACAGGAAGCCTTCAGGTGGCCTTGCAAGACGGCACAGGTCAAACTAACAAGCAAGCATACGTCGATGCCAACAACTCGCTTCAGGTCGTCTTAAACGCCGATCTGGACAGCTTGAAAACCGGCAATGCGTTTACCCTTGAACACGCACTTCATGATCCGACGTACCCGACTTACGTCAAGTTTGATCGGTATGGAAAGCAGATCGGTGGTACATCAATTCCAGTTACATTGGCATCTGATGATATTGTTCCGACAGTACCAGCTACAGCGCCAACAATTGCTGGCGCTATCAACGGAAACGCCGTCATAATTGGTCCAATCGCTACGTCGGGGTATCCAGCCGCCACCGTACACGTATACGGTGCAGCATATAGCTTGACAATCATCTTTGAAGGCACATTAGATGATCCAATTTCGGGATCGTGGACAACGGTAGCTGCTGTCAACTTGGCGTCTGGTGCTGCTATCACTGCTGCAACAGCCGTTACCCAAGCCGCACCGACTTCCTATTTGGTGTATTGTCCTGGCTTCCAATATTTCAGAGTTCGTTGTACCGCTTATACTTCTGGAACAGCTTTAGTCAAGATTGCCCGTACTGCTGTAGTTCCGAACCCGTTTGCTGGTGCAGTTACGGCTACTGGCGGCGCTGGAGTAGGCAGTGTTGCATCTGGTAACCCGATTGAAATAGCCGGTACTGACGGAACGACAGCCGTCACCATTCGTCAAGCAACAGTTACGCCACCTAACGTACCTCTAACTCTTCCTTACAACTCAGCATTAACAATTGGAAGTGTCTTTCCGACCTTGACTGCGTTAACTGGTCAGACTACCTCTCAGCCAAACGTGATGTTGATGGGAGGTGTTGATGGAACCTATGTTGCATCAACAGCACAAGGTTTAACTAACGCTGCTCAGTTAGGGTACGCCCGTGCTCTCCTTACAGACGCTTCCGGTGTCCTTCAAGTCAACAATGTTGCTGAAGGACAGCACCGTATCGAGACTCGTGAGACCAATGCATTGCTCCTTCAGATCCTCAATGAACTGGACATGAATAATGCGTTGGCAGAACACATTCCATCGTTCCTTGCTACTATCAACTCGCTGAACGATTCGATTGTTGCGGCGCAGGCGCTCTCCATTCCATCATCGCAAATTGTCAGTGGACAGGTAACTCTCAATCAGACGGCACAACTTCTTCCGAACAGTGCAGGACACACCATAACGATCCAATCGAGCAATGCCAATGCCGTGAACAACATCATCATTTACTGCGGCCAGCAAGGGCAGGAATATTTTGAACTACAGGCAGGGCAGTCGCAGACGTTCAATATCGCTAACTTGAACTTGATCTCTGCTTACTGCAATGGTGTGACGACGGCGGCTCTAAACTACATTGTGCAGTAGTCTTAGATGTCTTCTGTCCAGGTGACAGCTATAGTACATGTTGCTGATGCACTTGCGAATGCAGTAATACTCATAATTTCTCCGGGCGCAATGTACAATTCAGCATTCGTTAAGTCAGTGACAAAGCTGCCAGAGGAATTCTGTGTGACGAAGCCATATTGATAAGTTCCACCAGAAACAGTCGTCCCGGCCACGTCGTAAGAAGCAACAGAATTTCCAGCCGTAATCGTCGCACCGCCGCTGGCTGGTGTTCCATTGACTGCGCTATAGGAAGGCGTTCCTCCAATAGTTGCTCCCAACTTGAACCGAATGATTGCATAGTTGGTTCCGCCGCTTGTTGTCAGTCCAGAAATTTGTGCAAGTCGAATGATTCCACGATTCGGTATTCCATTATAGCTTGTGGCGTTCTGTATGTTTACCAAGCAATTTTCTGTCGTGATTCCTGTCTTAGAAGAATCTATTGCCCATTTCGGATTGGAGACAAACGACTGCACGCCGCTTATCGAAATTCCGACAGAACCACAGTACATGATCTGATTTGCTGTGTTGCCGCTGTTCGCAGTGAAGCCCAAAAATTGCAACGACGGATTTGACAATTCCGGTGTTGTTACTGTGTTAGCATAACGAACTGTATGCACCAAAACCCATCCGCCCGTCGTCTGATTTTCGACGTAGAAGAAGATGTTTCCGAAGCCAAGATACGGGTACTTAATCATGACCGGCGAACCAAGTGTCGGGTTCCATGTCATACCATTGACTGTGCCGTTCATTGGATTGCCGTTCCAAGTAGATTGAGCGTACCAAGTTGGCGTACCACTAATGTAGTGTGCGATGGAAAAAACAGTGCCATTGTAGCCGAAGAACCATCCATCATACGGTGCATTCGATGCGATTGTACCAACTCCCATCACTGAGATATTGCTGGCAACACCTTGTGTGAAAATAGGTGTGAATCGCACATTGGTGCCTTGTCCTGCCCGATACCGAATGGACTTCCTTGACGAGATGTATGCGTAGCTCGTAGAGGATGTGCCGCTCTGAATTCTCAGACGACCACTGTTAGTATCGACAGCAGCGCCAGTGCCAGATGTGACGCCACCCGCTCCCAATTGACCCCAAAGCTGTGTGTTCAGTCCATAGACGAAATCGCCCTGAATTACATAGCTCAATTCTGCGGTTTCAAGCGTACCGAACGCTGACAAATTTGAAGGGTCAATGATGTTGTTCTGTGGCATGTTTGTATTTATGAGCTATCTTTCCCACCAGCCCATCTCGAATGTGTATGGAAGATTTGCCATACCAACTCCTGTCATCCAGAAGTAAATCGTCATGGCTGTGCCTGGACCCATAATGATCGGAGGGATCACACTTACCTTTCGGCCCGGATACGATTGATCTCCTGTGGTTGCAGAGTAAGCAGCAGGATCGGTTGTCCCACTTATTAAGACCAATTCATCTCCTGGCGTCGGCGCACCAAGAGATGCATTCGCAACCATTATGGACACGGATGATGACGCCCCCAATGCCACAGAGTTGACAGAATTGACGGCGAAAACCTGTGCTATAGAAAGATTGGTACTGGCGTATTGGGAAACCGTGGGCAAAAGAGGATCTAGCTCGACAACATATCCGATCTGACCGTTCATCAAATCTCCAATGACTTGTATCGAATTGGTGGCAGAAGAGAGTGGACCGTTGTCGAAGAAATCGAACGAACTGCTGAGACGATCTGTGCCGGTCACTGTCGTGAAAGGATCACCCGTTTGGTTCCACGCCAGTCCTACCATCCAAGAATTCGGCTGCGTCGTAAGCGTGAGTGTAAGCGTGCTGTTTCCACTTGAGGTCGATGTGCTGAAATTCGTCGGTGGTGTAGTCTGAGAGACACCGAAATATGAGACTGCGTTGATGGTGCTGCAATTTTGATCTGTTGTGATAGATGCACTGCCAGCCGATACACCGGCAATGAAGTACAAGTTCACATTGTATGCCGATCCATTGTTATTGTTCGTCATACTAAACATCGGTATACCATTGCATTGGACATTTGGAAAGGTTCCATATGACAATGTACCAACCAGCAGAACTTCATTGCTACCGCTTCCTACAGTGATGCTCAACGTCTGGCCGCTGCCTGTTGTGATGGCAGAATTATCGTAGGTGATGGCCGGGGCAGAAGACAATACGTTAGAACTGCAAGGACCGAAATCGGAATTTGGAGAGACAATCGGAGCGGGATTCACGCCATCCCAAAAGAAATTTTGAGATACGAGAGTTCTCTGAACTGGATCAAGGATTATGGCAAATCGAGCACTGCCCCAATTTGGATTTGTCCAGGCCGTGCTAGAACTAAGAAACATGTCCGGGTCGATTACCACTTTGAGATAGTCCAGATAGAATCTCTTTGCTGAGAGATTCGTTTTGTTATCGTTATTTTGAACGTAGATGAACGGCATCGTATCCAAAAAATTTGGATAGATAGGATACGTCAGCGTGTAGTCTGGTTGATAGAAAGACGCCGAAGAAGTTGTGAAATACGATCCCTCGTCGGCCAACAGGTGTTTTGTCGGAACCGGCGAGAGGACGTACTGTTCACCATACGAACCACCACGGACGTTGACACCAATTCGTTCTTTGTCCGGTGTTCCTGGTGGTAAATTTTCAGCGACAGTATACCACTGTGTTGCGTCTAGTCCCGGCATGAACGCCCTCCCTTAAGGATTTAGCGTTCCCACCAGCACATCTCAAATTCGTAGGTAAACGCAGACATTGATCCAGCCCACAGATAAACGATCATGTTGCTACCTGGACCAACAATGATTGGAGGAACAAGACTGACTTTTCTTCCAGCAGATGCGGATTGAGCAGCCGTCAGACCGGCATAAGCGCCAGCACCCGGCGATCCGCTCATGATAACGATTTCATCTCCAACCAACGCAAGCCCACCCATATTGCAAGTAGCTACCACACGAGAAACAGAAGATGGCGCAGTTACAGTCGGAGCAGCAGTAGCAGCATAGTTTACTGTTGTGACCGATGTTGGGTTGATATCGGAGTTTGGAGAGACTACCGTGGAAGCCGTCATGTTAGCTAGACCACCGTTGACGATTGGATCTACGATGACTGCCATGTGGAAGTTTGTAGAAGCGGTTGCCGATGCAATGATGACTTTCAAATAGTCAAAGTAGACACGCTTACCAACAGGGTTCGACTTGGAATCATTGTTCTGCAAATACATGAATCCGTATGTCTTTCCGAAGGACTGAAAGTTGGCACCAGAGCCACCTGTCAAAGCTGTACCCGGCGTCGGGTTTGTTGTCATGAAGTATGTTCCTTCATCGGCCAACAAGTGCTTCGTCGGCATCAAATTCAAGATGTATTGTTCAGCGTAGCGGCCACCACGAACGTTGCCCACAGGAGACTTTTGGTCTGGTTGTGCTTGCGGCAATCCACGAGCAGGTGTCCATAATTGGTTAATATCTATTCCAGGCATTTTTCTTCTTTTCTCCTATTCTTTATCTACCGCTACGCAGTAGAGGTTAACGTTCCCACCAACCCATCTCAAATTCGTATGTTGGTGATCCAGACAACGATCCGGCACTCCAAATATAGAATGTCATGCCGCCACCCGGCCCAACAACAATCGGTGGTACAACACTTACTTTTCTTCCAGGACACGTTCCTTCAGCAGAGCCTAATCCTGGGTACGCAGCACAATCCGTTGTTCCGCTTTGAATCACATATTCGTCGCCAACAACCTGAATACCACCCATCGAACAAGTTGCCACAACACGAGCGCCGTAAGATGATGCTGAAATGACACTGTTAGTTGTGCTGTTTTGTGCGTAAACCGTGGCAATAGATGAAGTCTGCACATCAATGTTTGGCGACCACGGATAACACGTTGCTACGTGGTTAGTAGTAATCTGTCGAACAGTCGGATCAGTCTTGATTGCAAGGTGGAAGCTGGTTGCGCTCGTTGTGACAATAGTCCAAACCAATTTCAAATAGTCAAAATATAGTCGCTTTGAAATTGGATTGTCAATTGCGTCGTTGTTAGAGACGTATATGAATGGCGTCGTATCCGAAAATGAACCGTTAGCTGCGGAAGACCATGCAAGCGCCGTTCCAGGTGTCCAAGCTCCAATTCCTGTTACTACTGAAGTGTTGTTTCCAGCCGATGTCGCTACAAAGTATGTTCCTTCGTCGGATAACACGTGCTTGGTAGGGACCAAAGAAAGCATGTACTGTTCGCCGTAACGTCCAGCACGAACGTTGGCGATCTGTGTCTTCTGATCCGGTGTGGCTGGCGGAATACTTCTTGCCGGTGTCCACAATTGGTTGGTGTCAATTCCTGGCATCTAATTCTCCTTAGCGTTCCCACCAACCCATCTCAAACTCATAGGTAAGTGCGGTTGAAGCGTTGTTTGGCAACCACATGAAAAATGTCAATCCAGCGTTCGGACCAAGAATGAGCGGAGGAATTACCGTGACTCGTCTACCAGGACAAGTCGCTTGAACCGCAGTCGTTCCAGGATACACTCCAGGATCAGTCGTTCCACTAATGATTGCATACTCATCACCCAACACTGTGAGGTTGCCCATCGAACCATTTGCAACCACACGGTTAGATGTAGACGCAGCAGAAATGACACTGGCTGTCGATGAGTTTTGAATCCAGAAAGAGCAGACGGACTGTGGAGATACGTCGCTGTTTGGCGAAGTAGGAGTGAAGAATGTTCCGTTGTTTGTTGTAATACCACGAACAACAGGGTCAACAACCGCAGCAAATCTAACACCTGTCGATGAGGCAGCGGCCTGAGCGCAGACAATCTTCAGATAGTCGAAATACACTCTCTTTGCAACCGGGTTTGACTTGCTATCATTATTCTGAAGATACACAAAAGGTGTCGTTGCCGAATATGATGTAGTAAGAGGATAGGACATTGTTGTCGTACCCGGAGTTCCTGATGTGGTTGCTGAAGTAACGATGAAATACGAGCCTTCGTCGGCCAGCAAGTGTTTCGTTGGGATCAGCGAGAGTCCATACTGCTCACCGTAACGACCACCACGGACGTTCGTCACCGGAGATTTTTGATCTGGTGTAGCTGAAGGCAACGCTCTGGCGGGCGTCCACAATTGGTTGATATCAATTCCTGGCATGTGTGTAAAATTCTCCTAAACCACTGGTATCTAGCTTGGTTCTCTCTTCGTATTTAGATCCGAGGCAACCTGTTCATATTTATATCCGTTTCAGACACTTACTTTTCCAAAACAGGCACAGAGAACCGCAGCGATATCAGTTCCACCGGAGCTTCTACGGTATCGGAAGAGTCCCGTGTCATGCGGAAGAACAATTCACCAACTGGAGGAAAATTGGTGGTGTCAATTGTGATCGTGGTTGTCGAGAGTTGATTGATCGTGCCAGAACTGATGACCGCCGCTACGACTGGTGGTCCAAAGGGATTTGACTGAAGGACCGATCCGACAGGCACACAGCAGCTTTCAAATTTCCAGGCCACCGTTCCTAGCGTGCTTGCGGTGCGCCAGACGGCATCGACGGACAAGGGGGTAGTCCAGCCTACCGGAAGCAGGAAATGGTCCTGTATGACCTCTCCTACGTCAAATGAGGCCACTCCTGTGAGGATGCCGGTGTCTTCCGTGTATGCGATGGCTTCAGGCCCCTGGTTCAATGGAGAAGAGAACCCAAGGCTGGCTTGCCCTTGTTGCACAGAAGCCGCCCGGTACATCAGATAGCGAACGTGAGCGTATTCTACCGCTTCGACTTTGAGAGGGTATCCACCGGCTTTCATGCCATCATGAACGACAGCACACCACTTGTCTGTATCGACGGTAATCTCGCCTGGAGCGCCAGTAAAGACTTCGGTCTGAGCAGTGGTGCCACGACGGAATTGTACGACTTTGAAATCTGCCACAGCAGTATTTAGAGCTTACTACTCAGCAAACGGATTTTGTGGAGATTCGCCTTTCAGGAATCTGATGAGGTTGTAAATGCCAAGGAATCCTAGATAGGGGATAATCAGGGCGACAACTTCTGCGACGTGTCCTACGCCCTTCAAGAAATTCAGAAAAGATGACTTCTCTTCAGGAGTCAGGCTGTCCAAAACTTGCTTCTTTTCTTCCTTGGTCTTAGCAGCTTTCAATGCGTCAAAAATTGATTGTGGGTCTCTCATTGGGAACCCTCCAACCGTATTTAGGCGCTCTACTTGATGCTGATTGTCCGTGTGATGACTTCTTCTTCCTCGCCGTCTTCACCTTCTTTGTTTGGAGTTTTGATAGTAGTCTTCCAACCAATGAAAAATTCGGTAGGAGCCTCTTCGATCATTTCCACCGCTCCCAGGACCATTGTCTGAATGTGACGCCGGAAATAGACTAGTTCCAATTTTTGATCGACTGCCAGGACGGGATCGCCGGAAAGCACATTGAACGGAACGCCATCAATTTCAAAATGGCCGTCTCGTAGGTCTACAGCGTAAGTGTGATCGTCATTGAAAATCCCGAATACTTCAACATCGGCCTTCCGTTGAACTACGTCATAGTATGCGCTGCGAGTAGGATCGAGTACGGAAACATCTTCTGGAGTTTGTTGGATGAGGGTGCCGTCGTTGAGATGGCATTCAAAGAGATACGAGAGCTTCATAATGACATTTATACAGCAGTTCTTCGTGCTGTTTGATGTGGACATTCTGCGCCCGACCGCTTGGCGAAATTGCAATTCGCACAAAGAACTTGAAAGCCTTCCGGCCAATTGTTCTTCTTGAGCCAATAGACGAATCCATTGCCGCCCATTGACACTTTTTGATTTTGTCTCTTGACTTGATTCGCATCGCCTTGCGCCATGCCGATCTCACGTCGGTGTGCCGCTCCATCGCCATTGATGTGGTCGATGGTGAGGAATGGGATTCCTTTCTCGCCACAACACGCACACTCTGGAATTTCTTTGCTGTAATGTTGAAGAGCTTCTAGTCTTGCATTCTGATAACAACGCTTCTGTGTGGTTAGGAATTTTTCACGGTTGTTCTTGCGCCATTCTTTCATGTACGCATTGTGGTTTTTACGATATTCCTTTCCACCTTCTGTTTCGTACCAACCTCGTTGCCGGATAGCACCTTCCGTAATGTGAGCTTCATCTCGTTTCCATCTACTCATAAAACAAAACCTCCGAGAGTTGTTATACTCCCGGAGGTATCTATGCACCAGTTTTCCTCTCAATCAGGTAAACTTATAAGTCCTTAATTTTCATCATATTGGAGCGTTGTGGTGGTGGTAGCCATATCACCAGCGGCAGCGGACGAAGTGGTCTGAATCTGTGTGGTCAAGTACTGTGTGTATCCATTTGCGACCAACGTTGACGTTGGAGCCGCATCATACGGGCCAGTGGTCGAGAAGTTTACAGAGCTACCAGAGCCAATGGCTACCGGGGCGCTCGTGTAATTCGTTGGGGAACCACCCATCGCTGTCGTAGACGGTCCACCATAAGTGCTAGTGACTGCGCCGACCAAACTGATGCCTGTTGCCAACGCACCAGCCGGGGAAGTTCGAGCCGACCACTTGCAGTTCAAAATTTCGTTGAACGGTGTGGTAAATTTTCCGTACTGGTATTTGATGAAAGAGTTCTGTCCAGCTACGATTGGCGCAGCCGAATAAGCCGTTCCAGAGTTAGCTGTGCAGTCATCAACGCTCTTCCAGTTTACGTCTGTGGCATAGTGGGTGTCGCCGCCGAAGCCACTCTGAGTTGTGCCATGAGCCGGGGAGCCAGTAGCCGTCCCGTTATCTTCGCACCAGTTAAATGTTGCTGCCATGTCTTTTTCTCCGTTGTAAATCCGTAATTGAGAGGATTCTCTTATGCTATTTATACCGTTTACAATCCTCCGTAATCTTCCGGTATATAAGGCGTTAACAAAGTTGTATTGGGCTTCGATGACACGCCAGGATTCACCGTAGCCAGCCCTTCAAAAACCTTGGTGACCAATCCGCTCAGATCTTGAATCGTCACATCATAGACATAACGAGTAGGAGTAAGACCGGCAGTCTCCGTGTTAGGTAGAGTAACTGTAATCACGCCACCTGAAAAATTTGAATCATCAATGTTCATCTGCACGGCATACACCGTCGCATAAGAACGCCGAATCTGACACACAGCGGTATACCCTGTCAAATCAATGGCATTACCGTTCGTGGCGTCTGTGACAGGAGGAAACGTGGCCGTGAAATCCGACCCTTGGTCAATGTACATGTCAATGTTCTTAGCCACGTTTCCTCTTATCTGTTCCTGTTACTTCTTCACTACGAGCGCAGCAGCGGCAACCTTTGTTGCTTCTGCCTTCACACCGATCTTCTTCAACAGAGACTTATCCGAATGGGATAGAGCAAGCATCGGGGATACCGTAGGAGCCTTCGCAGCAGCCATCGTAACTGTCTGAGAGCCAAGTTGCTGCAAGAAGATGTCGATTGCTGTCTGGACCGCAGTGATTGCAGCCTGGACCGCAGGAGCATTTGTTCCAAACGCCGGGGCGACAACCTTAGCGAAAGCCGCTGTGATATTGGCGATCTTCACTGGATTGGTATCTGTGCTGTTCAATTCCGCAATGGAAGTTGTCACAGCGCCGGATACGCCGGTTGCATACGTAGAAACCTGTGCAGCAACATCAGGACTGACTGCGCCTGTTGCTACCAAGGCTTGTGTAACGACTACGGCCACGGATGCAGCGTCACCGACAGCATTCAAAGCAGTAACCAAATTGGACGGGGTGGTCGTACCGCAGCCTGTCAAAAGCAGGACGCAGACGAGAAAACATGAAACGAGTGATTTCATCATAGTTTGAGTAACCTCACCTGTATATATGAGCGCCTATTTTGCGCTTACGAAGTCTTTGAGTCTTTGTGCTGTTTCGAGCACAGCTTCCACAGTCACACGGCCTGGAGTCATCTCAATTTCAGTGCCTCTGCCGCCTTCTTTACGTGGCAACCAGAAGTCGCCATCCTTGTCTTTGTAGGTCTTTTGCAATTCCTTCAAGTAAGGTTCAATCTTGGTCTTTGGCAGCATTCCGATATCCACATAGAAGACCATCTTCTGTCTTTTCGACGCTTCAATTTCGAGCGCCATTTTGAGCAATTCGACATTCATCCAGGTCTGTTGCTCGGTTGAATTCTTTTCTTCTTCCATAGTCTCTTCTTCCTTCTTCACTTCTTCTACGACAGGTTCCACAACGGGTTCTGCCATTCCTTCAGGCGGTGGTAGAGAAGCCAGCAAATCTGCCGTCGTTCCCTCAAACACTACCGGGTCCGCAGAGCATGAATTCTCTGTCGGATATTCTTCTTCTTTTGTGCCAAACAACCAATCCCAATTCATAATTACTCTTCGTATCCGTAGACTACGGCATTCACACCCGTGGCGCTTGATCGCACATAGACAAATTGTCCCTGCGTAAGCACGAAGCCAGAGCGTTCATAAACTTCAAGCGGGTAGACCGTCACGTCATATGCAACGTACTGATCGTTCGAGATTGAAGATGATGTAGTGAGAGCGATGCGAACCTGTACTGGACTGCTTGTCCGGTTCACCATGCACATCGAAAACGATGCTGTTTTGGTATTCGGCACAGTGTACAGAAGCGTGTCCGTCGCCGCATTTGTGATGTCAAGTGATGATAATTTTCCCGATGCCATAGTTCCTCTCTAATATAGACTTGTCATTGATCCTGCAAAACGGACACGACCTTTTGTCAAGTCATTGCTACCGCCCACAAGTGTTGCCACACCGCTCGGAGAAATTGTAATGTCTCCCGTGACCGTCACATTCGCAAACGTTCCGTTGCTCTGACAAACCAAAATCTGCCCTGATGCCTGAGAAGTGATCGAAAGAATGGAGCCAGCACTACTCAAAGAATTGACGACGCCGACCATCTGGTTGTCTTTTTGACGCCACTGGTCCAACGTATCGGTAAGCAATATAGTAGCAATTGGCATGTTATTCCTTCTCCAAAATCTGTCTTACAAGGACTTTCAATTCATCAACTTCCTTCCGAAGAGTATTTAGTTCCGCTTCCCGGCGACGTTCTTCACCCAATTTTTCTAAGGCCCGTCGATGCCGGTTCAAATACTCATTCAAGGCGTTCTTGTTCGTGTTTACCAAACCCATGCTAAAAGTGTCACGTACCAAGTTGGTGTTGTCCTTGATGGCGACATATCGTGGTACTGCTGCGATTTTTTTCATATTAGACCGCTAGTGCGATGCCTCTAAAGCTCTGGATCAACGGTACCTGAGACGAGTTGCCACCCCGCATGACCAGCTTGATTGAAAATGCTGTGAACGGCCCAATGCTGTTAGCCGTATAGGAGTAATCCTTGTACTGATTCGGGTTTGTTGACGGCGTATTGTCTACTGTCGAGTCAAGCTCCATCTGAACATACGGAATCGTACCGAATGCCTGTGTGCTGTTCGCAGCCAAGATGCGGTAGTAGCAATCAACGAAGGCTCCAGGCGGCAAGTTGATCGAGAAGATGACGTTCAAGCTGTTCGATGAGTTCGCCAGATTGAACTGTCTGGTAATGTAGTGACACGTCGTTGTGCAATTGTCCGGGGCCGTCTCAGCGACGAAGCGGACATACTGCGTAAGACCGATGTTCGTCTGGACGTACGCCTGAGTGAACGGCGGTGTAGCATCAACGATGATTTGATTTCCACTCACAGCTACAATCGTGACTGGATTGGTGTACGAGTAAATCGGAGATCCGCCGCCACCAACTTCAGTTCCGGTGATCGTCAAAGCATATCCAGGAACGAAGACGCTGAAGTCCAATGTACCAGGAGTAGGCGACGGAGATCCCGGCTGCATGTTTGTGATCGTATTCAAGTATTGGAAGCTGGAAACAGTGCCGATTGCGCCTGATGTCTGGCCGGTGATTGCTTCCGTATCCTGGAAAACTCCATGCACACTACCAAGCGTAAGAGTAAGGCCATTCCATGCAACGACTGTGCCATAAGCTCCGCTGACTGCGCCAGTTACCGTTTCTCCAGATGGGGTTGCCTGGAACTGTCCACCAGTCACACCGACTACTTGAATCAATACTTGAGAGTCGAAGTTCAAGTAATTCGAGCTTGTGACCAAAGCAGATGGAATCGTAGTTCCTTGATCCATTGCCTGAATCGTATAGTTGGAGAACGAAGGATCGTCAATTTCGTTGCCGATCAGGATTGCGCTTGTACGAGTCAAGTCAACCATCGGTGTAAGGTTCGCAGATGTGGTTGCTAGAGTTGCATTGAATACCATCGACTTTCTGTCATATGCCGATGTTCCAACAATGCTTGTCGTCTCATTGATGTCGCTGGCTACCATTCTTGGTGCGGTGAAATTGGACGTTGTATTCGTCGTGATCGGGTTCCAAATCGTATCCTTGATGTAAGGTTCTTGCATTGCATACGAATTGTTGTTTGGCGACTTACCACTTGTGAACAGAGCCGACCAAGCGATACTTGAACCTGTTGGGGCAAATGTGTTTGTGATCGGGCAAATCGAGTCGAATTGAATGTTCTTTGTAGCGACTACACCATCAGGTCCAACACGACTGGTGCTGCTTGCGGCTGTTCCTGGGACCGTAATCGTGTAAGTGTTCAAATCCACGTTATTGATCGGGAAGGTTCCTGTCAACTGAACATCGGTCAACCCATTGTAAGTTCCAGCAGCGATGTTATTCAAAGTGACAACACTGTTGGAATAGGAACCTTTCGGCATTCCGTGATTTTGATGATAGACACGAACCACATTCGATCCACTAACTGTCTGGAACGGAAGCGATTGCAATGTGTCTGGCTGAACACTCGAATTGGTAAAGTACAACTGACCGCTTACAGTTGGATCGAATTGCGCCTTGTTGATGATGAACTTCAAATTCTGTGAAGGATCAGCAACCCAGGTCGAAGCATTCTGCGACTTGAACAGATTGCCAAGATACGGCGGCGTGCTTACGATATTGGTAGAACCCACAACTGTGTCGCCAATCTTAGCTGTGTACAAGAAATATTGGACAGAGTTAGCAATGAGCACAAAGGCATATTCTGTGCCATCAGACAAATAGACCGGGCAATCAAAGACAAAGGTTGTGCCAACTGAGGCGTCATCTGAAATGTTGATGACTGCTGGTGTAAGAGGATCAATCGTATTGTCTGGAATGACGCCAGCCGCCGTAAGTGCGCTCAACGTTGGGTTATTCGGATAGAGCACCTTTTCAGAGAACGGCACAACATCCTGACCCGGATAACCATTCACCATATTTCTGATCTGCATGGTGATCGGTACAGATGAGTCGGTGGTCTGGAAATATACCGTGATACTGGACACATAACAGCCACCCTGTTCTTTCACAAGGAAGGACTGTGCAATCGGGTCGATCCACAATGTCAAAGTTGTGTCACCGCCGCCGCCTGAGACAGAGCTTGTGGTCGAAGAAGTCGAACCCAAATTCTGAGTAATGACTTGGCTCTGGCTTACCTGCTTTGTGATGACTTCCGGCGTGTAGATGGAAGTGATTGTATCCTGATCTTGTTCGATGATTCCGCTGGCATTGTAGTTCGCATCACCATAAGTGTCGGCATTATTGTCGTTAGTTTGAGAATCAGTCAAGCGGAATGGTCTCACACCAACACGGAATTCATTGGAAGCCGTGCAAGGAATTTCAAAGAAGAGCGTTGTGGTTCCGATATGATCCGTCATGATAGGAGCGTTCAGCGGACCTACCAAGAATGATCCAGTAAAACCTGTATCATTTGTATCGCTAGTGGTGCCTTCGTTGTTATTCGTCTGAGGATCGTAGTCACCGCCCCAGGACATTTTCTGCATAGTCCATGAAGCACCACTCAAAGACGGAGTGATTTGAGTATCTTGATATGGGCGGCAGAATGCTGAAACATCGGTGCCATCGAAGAATGGGAACAACTGAGTATTTGGTTTGAAGTGACGGCCAATTACTTGAATACGACGGCTTCTGATGTACGGTGAAAGATAAGTGCCAACCACCGCATTGTTGACAGTCTGTGAAGACAACTGAGCAACGACTTCAGTCTGCGTTCCAACTTGTGTCTGTTGAATCTGCTGTGTGGTATTGACTGTGGTTGTAGTCGTTGTGGTCTGTCCACCACCAGCGCCAGCTACATTAACTTGAACAGAAGCCTGTCCACCGTATTCCGGGCCGCAGGAGTAAGCCTGATTGTTGATGTGGATGATATTGGTGCCTTGACCACCATTACCTTGTTGGTACACCCATGTGCTCGGATCTGTAGCGATCAAGTTCTGAATGGTTGCGGCGTCATTTCCTACCACGTCGCCAGCAGCCAACTGGACACCAGCGCCAGCACCGGCAGCACCATTGGCTGCTCCTGTAACGGTCACTGTGCTTGTAGTCGTGCTCTGTGGCTGGCCTACCCACGTGGTTTCCCAATCACCCCAGGTTACTTGGCTCCACTGATTTACTGTGTATCCAGCCAGAGCGGTATCGTTCGACACATTGATGGCCGGGAGTTGTACCGTGTCTTTCCAGGTGTCCGTATTCGGATTCAATGCGATGTCACCGTAATAAGTGAACACAGCAAATGGATTGACGTTGATAATGTCCGTAGCAAATGTTTGTTGAATCGTCACTGCTTCTGTATACGGCAGAATCAACATGTTGCAACGATTCACATAGCCGGAAGATGCATTCGGCTGGAAGATCATTGAATTCGATGTCTGATTGAAGATCGGGCGCAACGTGTTGGTAGATGGATCGACGGCGCATCTGTAGTCGCTGTCGAAGATGTTTCCAACGGAATGGTCTACGAAATTATCAACCACAAAGCCGTTCTTGAAACGATCCAGGCCGGTGCTACTGTCAGTCACAGAATAGGTGGCCGTAGCAGTTTCAAGTTGATTCAAGTTTGTATAGTATTCCAGGTTCGCAATACGTTGTTCCAGCTTGCCAATGTCGTGCATAGTATAGCGTGGATTCTTCGTAGGCGTGGTCGTCAAATCCGATACTGACAACGTATACGGATTCAACTGAACAGTGTACAGCATCATGCCGTCGATTGGATCGGCTGGCGGCTGCGGATTCAATGCAGAGACGCCCTTGATGACGTTGAAGTTTCCGTATTGGTCGAGATAGATTTTGTCGATTCTTCCCAAGTAATATTGGAAGGCGCAGGACGTTGTTTCACTTGGTTGCAACGGTGCCGAATAGCTCGATCCGGTTCCAGAGAAACCAAATCCAAAGTTATCCTTTCTCGGTCTGAAGTCCAAGCAATCACGTAAGGTATAGAATCTTCCATTCGATGCATTGTAAGTCGGGATTCCTACGTAGTTGTTCAGCGAAGAATAGCTGTCAACAGAGAAGTAGTCGCCGCCCGAAGAATGGGAGAAGTATTGAAATTCGATCAAGACTCTTCCTGCCGGTCCTGGAGCATTCGGGTATTTGGTTATGCTGCCGATGTCGTAGAAATAGTCACGCTGGCCCGTATCGAACGCATACTGATTTTTGATATCAGGATCGCTTGTCGTTGCATTTATCGCAGGGTTGCCAGAGTCATGGATTGCGATTATATTCACAATGTCTGCTTCTTGCAGAGACATTGTGGCAGTTGGATTCGGATATGCAAGCGGAGTTGCTATGACAAGAGCCTTTGTCTTTTCCTTGGCACCTATCTTGTTCAACGTCGCCATGAGCTTGATAATCGTGTTGCCAGAGGTTCCAGATCCTACGCCAGACGTAATGTAGAAAATCAATGTCGTGTTCGCAGGAGATCCGCTAAAGCTACTTCCGCTAATATACGGTGCCAAGTTAATGATCTTACCCACATTCGATGGAGTAGCCGTATCCTGAATGATCGTAGCCATGTAGTCGGTTGGGGTGAATGGCGCAAATGGAGCATTGGCTGTCGTTGTGAATTGGTACTTACCGCCAGTGGCAATCGTGCCCTGCAATGCTGTCCGAACAAAATAGTTGGTCTGAATGGAATTGTCGGCTGCACGAACTGTCTTTATCAATGGAGATGGCATCGGGTAAATCAAGGTCGATGCGACAGTGTTGAAGATCTGTGTGCGCCCGGAGAGCGTACCCGTTGTAGCTGTTGCGCCGGAACCAGTCGTGAATGTTCCGTTCGTCAAAATTTGCTTGCCGTTGCTGACAGATGGCTCGGTGATGATATTGTTGTTGATAGCATCATAGGAGACCAGAAGCTCAGTTCCGATTCCGCTAGGTCCAGTGATCGTTGCACCTGGGACCAAACCCGTACCGTTGACGTTCGTTGCATTGAAGGCCGCACAGATGTCACCAGCGCAATTTAGACTTTCTCCCAAGTTATTGTGAGAAGGATCATTCACCAAGAAGAAAGATCGAACTGTGTTGATATCGACACCAGGATTCATGTTGATGTCGAACAAGTACATTTTGAAAAGCGCAGATGGGTCGCCAGCGTTTGCTCCCTGAACGAATTCAATGGAGTGGACTCTAGCAGTGCCAAGTCCGTTGGTTGCCACACTGAATGTTCCACCGATTCCGGTTGACTTGATGTTTGAAAAATTGATCGTCAAGAAGTCTGGAACTGCGGCTGTCGTGTCCGGGAGAGGAATATTTCTCAAGTTCTTGACGAACACAAACGATCCGACTGGAGTAGGGATCAACGCACCATTGGCCTGTCCGCTGTCTCTTGCTTTGTCCATTTCAACATAAGTTGTGGACAGAGTGTCGATACGATAACCATCTACGTAAGCTCTTCCAGATTCCAGACCGACTGCCAATTGGTCAGCTTCGCCATAAGGCGCAGCCGGGTAACCTGGAGGTGGATTGGTTGGGTCCGGTGGCGGCGGCGCATAGACACCACGATTGACCTTTGTAGGATCTGCGATTTCGTAAGATGTAGTGATGTCAGCAACTTGATTCGGTGCGTAGTCCTGATCCAACTGAGCCGTCTTTGTCGAACCGTTGTAACTTGTGATTGTGAAAGTCTGTCCTGCACCAGATCCATTGTTCAAATAGATCTGCATGTTATTGTAAGTACCATCAACTGCCGAAGCATTCGTTGCCAGACTGATAGTAGCAGGAGCGGCAGGAGAAGCAACAGCAACCGTTGCGCCCGTGGCAATACCGGCTGTCACAAACGATGTGTCCAAACTCTCCCGCACGTCGATGGAGAAGTTACGAACCGCAAAGTCTCCGTTCGCATCTGCCATACGAGTTGCCATTTCTTTCAAAATGACGCTGTAAGTATCGGTAGAAACTTTTGCCTGGGTGACACTGTTGATAAGACGAACCAATTCCACGAAGTTGTTGTCGGTTGTGGTGTCCGTCAAACTCTTACTGGTAAGGGTAAGATCAATCTTGTAACGATGAGCGCCAGGAGCGGCATAGTTCGTGCTGCCCTGTGCATTGTCATTCAATGAAGGATCTTCTTCCGGTGTGATGATAGATTCTGCGATTTCAAGTCCAACACGACAGCTTACGATGTTGGAGTACTTGTTCAACAAAAGATACTGCTGTTCGACACGTACAAAGATGCCCCAAATGTAATAGACACCTTCATCAATCTGTGCCGAAACTGCAAGGCCGGTTGGTGAATTTGATGCTGTCTGAGCAAGACCTGTGGTCGAATTTGCGATGGCAAGAACTTCGTTGCTTGCGAACACCGTTGCGCCGTTGGTGCCAGTATTGAGGTACTTCACATAGATCGTGTTAGGATCTGTATTGACGGCGGCGACTGTGTAGACGACCTGTGCTTTCAATCCGGTGGTCTGTCCTTGAATGATCTGACCGTTGAACAATGCCAGATTGATCGGAACTGGCGTGCTTCCTACGAAGCCGTAAGTTGGTTGCAGACACACATAATTGGTTTTTGGATCTGTAGCAACCTGACCCGGAATCACCATCGAACCGTGCTGGTAAATCGAATTTCCCAGGTACGTCAATTGCTGTTGAAGAATGGTCTGCTCTTGCGTAAGTTCACGGGCTTGGACCGCTACAGACGGGCGAAAGAGAATGCGGTAAAAATGCTTCGTCTCGCTGTAATCGTCATTGTACGGTGTGATGTTGAAATTCAGTGGCATGTGTGCTCTATCTGCTATTTAGCCGTGTTTCTGAAGGCTTAAAACTCAACCACAATCTTGATGTCTTCTACCTGATCGGATGAACGGGCAATCGGGCGGCGATTTTCCAAATAGACAATCTCGCCCACATATGGTGCTAAGTCTGGTGCGATGATACTTGCAATATTATATACGCTCGTGCCATTCGGTGTGATCGTCCAAGGTGTGTTCACCGTGGCTGTTCTGTTTGTTCCTACGTAGCCAGTAATGATTCTTGTCTGACCTGTGCCTACACCGCCGCTAATGAGGATCGTCTGTCCTACGTATGCGCCCGAAGCTGCTGACGCAGAATTTGGAAGAACAATCGTTGTAGACGTTCCGCTAGTAGCTGTTCCTGTTGTGGTCAAAAGGACACCACTTGCTTCCGATCCAACTACTGTTTCGCCTGGGACAAAGGTTCCTACCACTTCGGCCAATCTCAATGTTGGGCCTGGACCGACAGGATCTAATCCTTCAGAGTCATAGTCAACTACGACACCAGTTGCACCGCTAGTGCTTCCTGTAACCGTTTCATCGCCAAGGAACGTAGCGCCGCTCACTGTTCCGAAAGTCAGTCGCCACATTTGATCGTAGTCCAATGCGACGGCAGCGGTGACACCATCATTCAACAGAGGATTCTTCAAAATACCAACACGGCGATAATCATTGTTGACGGTGAACGTTTTGTTTTCGTCATAGGTCAACTTTGTGTCGATGAGAACGAAGAAGCCGCCTAATTCCGAAACCGGATCTGCGCCATGACCGGCGAACGGAGAAATTACAGCCGTCGCTACAGCACCATTTGCACCCACGCCGCCACCTGTAATCACAATGTTGGCCCAAGTGTAACCCGATCCTGAACTTGTCACGATGATAGACGTGATGTTTCCTCCGCTGATAACCGGAGATGCTGTTGCTCCAGTTCCATCACCGACAATCGTGATAGTAGGCGTGACCGTGTATTGGGAGCCGATGCTTACCATGTCGATACGATCAATCGTTCCTGGAACTGCCGCTTGCTGAACGAGCCACTGTGCAGAGCCATCGTTCGTGGTCAAAGTCTCTACCGGGAACCATTCATTCGTCACAAAGTTCAAAACATCAGCAGAGTTGACTGTGAACATGTACTTCCATTGGTATCCGTCTGCGCTTGTCACAACGCTTGTCGTCGTACCAGTAGGCTTTACTGTCGAAGCAACGCCACCATGATTATTGAGGCATTTGTAAACGTTCAATGCGTCCGTGATGACAAAGAACGGAGGTAGCCCGCCCGATGGATCGAACAAGTCGATAGAATTGCTGTATTGCGTATAGACCGTACCAGTGGTCCAATCATAGCGTGGGACAACGAGGCTGACCGTGCTTGGAGAAATGAGCTTGGCAGACATCATGTCACGGAATGCAGCGCCTTCTTCGTATTCACAATCAATCGGAGTTGGCGGCGAATTGTCATTGCTACCAGCGTAAGGAAAAGCTCCTTGATCCCAAGGCAGTGTGCGCCCAATGAAAAGGTAAAGATTTTGTCCAGGAGTCGAAAAGCCGCTGATGAACTGATTTGCGGCGTACACCCTCATGTTTGTTGTGACTATTGCAGCCATTGTATTCTCCGTAATCTATTTAGGCACAGTTTTTAGGTGATATGAGATACACCCATCTGTGTCTGAGTAGTCAATGTTAAGAAGTTCGACACACCCGTTTGTGTCTTGGTTGATGTCCGCTGGAATCTCGAAATGCCCTGCTGAACTTGAACCGCAAAGCCTTGAATTGCCGAATTTCCATTGAGTATCTGAACCGTCGTCGGTTGGATTCTGGAGATACCAGCCTGAGTGCGAGTGGTTTGGTACCAGAATCTTGTGATTCCGCTTTGTGTATGCTGTGTGGTGATGCGGATTCTTGCTACGCCGGTCTGAACCTGATTTGTGATAAGCTCAATTCTCGATACACCAGCTTGTGTCTGAGTGCTGGAGATGATAAGAGCAGTCGTGCCGTATTGCGGTCTTTGCGTCGTTGCCTGGATACGAGCGACACCAGCTTGCGGACGATTGGTGATAAGCTCGATTCTGGAGACGCCGGTCTGTGTCTGGACGCCGCCACCACGAATTGCCAAAGTACCAGACTGATGCTGTTGCGATGTTGCGTAGACGTTGAATGTACCAGATTGAGTGTATGTTCTGGTTCTCTGGATACGAGACACACCAGTTAAGGTCTTTCTCTTGACGATCCAATAAGCGCCACCAATGGTCTGTTGTTCGCCGGTCTTCTTGATACGAGCATTTCCAAGAAGATTCTTGCTGATTGTGTTTGGAAGAGAAATTCCTCTCTCTTCAGCCAGCATTTCACGAAGTGCTTCATATGCGGAGTCGATCTCAAAATCAAAGAGTGGCCGATCATAGAAGATAGCATACGCCAGCACTCCATTAAAATATCCTACTGAAACCGGCGACCCGGATACCGCAGCCTGTTTGAAGTCGCTTCTGCCGAACAAAGTCTTGGAAAACAGGGATGGTGATTGTGCATTATCAGCATAACTTACTGTAGATTTTCCGAAGTACCATCCTGGGGTATTAGAAACCGGAGCGGACGGGTAGTTTGAAAATGTGACCGATACCGCCCGACTGTTGCTTATATTTCCACTCAGTTTTCCTCTATCGAAACGAAGAGCGGCCATGAAGTAATTGCTGTCTGTGATCGTTCCTGCCGGGAATACTGCTGTCTTGTACTCATTGTCATATTGAACTCGGAATGAGACACCACCGCCCGCCCTGACATCTACAGAGAAGCCATTATCTGAAGTTGAATTGATGCAATTGACAATGGACATGTCCGTCGAAACATCTGGACACATTGCGATTACAAGCACCGTGCATTGCGACAGGTTCAATGGAACGCCCGTTGCATTGACAATTTCGTTCTGCGAAGAATCAAGCTGCACGCCTGTGGCGACCCAGGTTCCATCAATAGTCTCGACAAGAATGGTATTGCCAAGAACACCATCGTATTCACCAATGGAATTCGGAGACACATTGTAGACAATCTGCGGGTCGATGCCTTCTAAGAAGTTGTATTCAACCACTTCTCCGATTCTTGGAATAGTTCCTGGAACATAGATCGTGAAGTCACTATCTACGCAGATGTTGGAATGTTTGGTATCCGGCGCTACGATCAGGTCAGAAAGAACGATGTCTTTGATGTTGCCAATTTGTGTGTTTCCAAAGCCGGTGGACCAGTAATTGTCATTCGGGATTGGATAGCTTTCATCAAATCCCTCGAATGGCGGAAAACCAACAAAGCGGAATTGTGAGATGGCCGCTCTGCTCTGGCCGATAGGTCCGACCAATGAGTACGAATTGGTATTCTGAATCTGAATGTTTGCGTCTGGAGAAATCTTGGTACGTTGATCCGGGAAGTTCACAAAGGAACCAATCGTCCGGTTCATCAGATTTGCGATCTGAGTGTTTCCCGGCCCGGTAGGGGTCCAGTAGTTTTCATTCGGATACGGATACAATGTGTCCCACTCTACGTTAGGCGGGAACGCAATGAACTTCATCCAATCGAAATCCTTGTTCTTCATACCGATGACTGCCGGGTCGATGGTATTGAGATGCATTGTATGGAAGATGCGCTCTTCAAATACCTTGAGCTTTGTGTCGATAATCAAGGCGTCGAACTCAAGAATGTTCTGCCGAAGGATTTCAAGGAAGTTGGTGTCTGGCTTGGAATACAGCATCACAGAGCCGAACATCATCATACCAGCCGGATGCAACAAGGCTTTTACGGCATCACGGTACTTGTCAATCGTTTCTCCTACTTGAAGATCATATGAAAAATCTTGCCAGTAATACGAGTCCTGAATGACTTTATTCGAGTCTAGCAAGCTGTCTGTTGTCGTAGGGAAGCCACCAACGCCACCCGGACGCCCCGGCAACCACTGACCGGCTGTCTGTGCTACGATGCCCAAATTCGGCGGCAGGACAGCGCCAGATCCATACACCGTGTTGATGGTAACTGTCGGTGTGCTTACAAAGCCAAGGCCAAAGTCGATAATCGCTACCGATTTGATACCACCCTTGATGTGTGTGATGGAATACTGCGTCGTGCCATCTGGAACTACCGTAAAAGGTGAAGCCACAGTAGCAACTTTCGTCGTTCCGTTGTACGATACAATGAGACCACGTTCTCCAACACCAGTTCCACCAACAAAGGAAATTTCGTCGCCCACAAAGAAGTTGTCTGTTGAAACTTCGTTGCTGGACAACATGACTTGATTTGGATTCAGCAAGTCAGCATCAGTATAGGTAGAGTGAACATCAGCCCAAAAGTACATGCCAGGAATACAGACAGCATCGTCCATTGGGTTGCCGTCTGTATTGATTGGGGCCGTTGCTGGTCCGAAGTAAGGCTCAAGGTAGTACACAGACGGTGGAATGCCGCAACTGCCTGTGTAATAGGTCTGGAAGATGGATGTGATTACTGCCGTGGCCGGTGAAAGTTCTCCACCACCGCTGATAGTGATCGTCTCTCCGACTTGATAGTTGTCTCCAGGTTCAGAGATCAAAAGCTGCTGTAAAAGCTGGTACGTTGATTCGTAGCGAAGCTGCGTGTACGGTTCTAGCAAGTCCGTCACAGAACCCAAATCAGTCTGCGGCGGTGGCGGAACGTTGTACGAAATTTTCACTTGCTCTGGTAAGCCTGTGGCCGGGTCCATCTGAAACTGTCCATTGATATTGGAAAGAGTCAGCGTCGAAATCGTGCCTTGTGGAATCACTTGCTGAGTGACCGATTCCACGCTGGCGGTTGCGCCGGATGCTACGCCGGTCAGCACTCGATTCAAGTAGTCGAATGTCAGGCCAGTTGTCGTCATCTTCATCACGTTCTGGACGGACCAAATAGCGTCTGAGGCACGGAGCAAATCGACCTTCGGGTAGTAGAACTCAATCTCTTCACCGAAAAGGCAACGGAAGATGAAGCGGAACGAATTTTCAGTTCCCTTGGCTTGGTAGAACTCTTTGATGTGCTTGAGAATTTCCCGTGGATTCGCCAGGATGTTACCAGGAATCAAGTACATGAACTCATCACGGAAGTATTGGATGAACCGATCTAACGTGTAGTCGATGTCTCTGTATTCGATCAGCTTTTCAGGACTGTACGAATCTCGGATCTCCATCAAGGTGTTAGGCGGCGGGATGTTATTTGGATCGAAGGTGTCTACCAAAGTAACGGTCCAAGTCGTAGGATCGTATGCTGCGATTTTGTGAGTGTGACCTTTGGCGGGGCCGTTCAGACACACGATGAACATGTTCTGATAAGCATTCAGATAAGTTGCAACTTGATTGACTGAGGTCGAGATCGGTGCTGATGCCTTGGCGACGGCGGCTTGCGCTGCTATTTGTGTCGCATCGGTAAGTGTGACAGTGTTTACAGAAGTGCCAATAACTTTCCCCGTCCATACCTGTGTTCCAAACGTTTCCAGCCATTCATAATAGGCTTTCAGAAACGCCACAAACATCGGGTAATCATCCTGAACAAAGTCAGGAAGTTGAGATGGAATAATCTGCGAGATTGTTCTTGGTACTTTCGGAATCGTCGGCATCCTTCCTTACCCCTTATGCATTAGCCAAAACCGTAACTGAAACGTCTGCCGGTTTGATGAACAAGATGTTGTTCCGAACCGGGATGATATCGTTCTGCTGTGGAGTCATAGTAATAGTCACGTTGCCATTTACATCGGCGGAATACGGAATGAACTCCTGAATTGTGATTGCGCCCGTCAGGTAATTGACTGTACCGCAGGACGCACGCACGACGGCATTAGGTGTGCCAATGCCTTGTTGAATCAACTGAATGTTTCCGTTGCCGTCATCTTTGAAAGAATAGGTGTTTCCATTCACATACGGCAGCAGCAACTTAGGATCTTGCACCACAATGAAGTTGGTTGAAGTAAGTGTTCCAGGGACAACCGGGTTGTAGTAATTCAGAGTATAGTTCGTAATCACATTCAACGTCGGCGCAAAAATTTTCTTGATCTGTATCGTTGTCAAGTTATTGGTGATACTCACGTCGCTGCCATCAATTGCCGACAAGAGTTTGGAATAACGGAACTCCAAATCGAACTTATCCAGATTCAAGGCAGCGTAGTTCACAATGGCGTTGTATGCAGCACTCTTGATGTCGCCTTCGGTCTTGAAAGTATTCGCCGGTAAGTATTTCACCGTGCAGTTGACGTTAATGAAAGTATAGTCGGGGTCGATGAACTCCGGGATGACCGACACGATGTTGATTGGTCGGATCAAGTTTCCAAGCACCAAAGACTTTGCTTCTTCTGTGATGACGAAGCCATCCACCGGCTTGATCGAAATGAAGACCTTTCCATACTGCGGTGGAACATTGTCTTCGCCGCCCCATACCGTTACTGAATCTGCATTCGAGTATTGCTCTGTGACTTGCAAGACGTAATCCGCCGCCGTGACTGCTCTCTTCTGTGTCTCAAAATTTTTCGGAGCGGAAAAACGAATCTCGTCCGTAGTCTCGGCAACCAGACCACCAGCCGCACTCACTAAGGTTGTGACCGCCGTGAGGTTCGCCGGGTAGCCAGCCAACGGAACTGTAGGACTGAAAGACGAAGCACCATTCGCCGCTGGACCGTCTGAAATGACATAATCTACAATGACGATGTTTCCATCAATCAAGGCGCTGCCAATAACGCCATCACCAAACTTGATTTCAAACTGTTGATTCTCAACTTCCTGCAAGAAATATGCATTCGTGGTTGCTGTCAGTTCAAGAAGATTGTCGGCCAAAGAGAAGCTAGTCAGTGTTGTATTGGTCTGTGACTGCTGGACCCGGACTACAAGCTGGCTGGTGTCGATATTTGGATTCGGCAACAGGAACCTTTGATTTGGAACTGTCGAGTCAACCGTGATTCTGTAAGTGTACGGAACACCTTCCAGCAGCGTGACATTCGGAAATGTGAAAACGCCATTTTGAATCGTGGCTCCATACGCCTGATTAGTAATGAAGGTGTAGACTGTGCCATCGACGTTGGAAGAAAACGTTGAATTCTCTTCAATGACAGCCGAAGCCGCACTATCATTCGGTGTAATCACGATGCTCACTTGCGCCTGTGCGGACGTGACTGAGCGTGGAGTATAGTTCACCATCTTTGCCAGCGACACTACTGAGGATCGAAGATTGGCCGAATCTATGAACATTTCGTTGGCGATCATGTTCATGTAGAAGGCGTTGTAGTGAGTATTGTAAGCCAGGATGTCGAGAAGCACGGACAAGCCAGCGCCGTCGAAGTCGTAATCCTGAAACTGTGTCTGCGAACGAAGGTAGTCCCGGAGAGAAACCTTGATCGTATCGAAGTCAAGGTAAGAAACAAGCAGTTTGGAATTTGGAATCGTAGTCATGTTATCTCAATCTCTGGAGGAAGAACGTGATCGTCTGCGCCTGTGTGATGTTCAAGACATAGAACGTGATCGTCACATTGTAGCCGTCTTCCTGATAATTTTCCTCTACCTCTACGCTTTGCAACTGCGCCCTTGGTTCAAAGTTCTGAATCACATCGGTGATCGACTTCTGAATGCTCAAGGCCGTGATGCTCGTAATGTTCTCGAACAACATTGCCGTCACATTGCATCCTATCTCCGAATGAAAGGGCCGCTCGTAGTGCTTTGTAAGGACCAAATTCATGACAGAGGCTTTGGCGGCATCGAAATCGTATAAGATGCCGATGTCTTTCTTCACTGGATTTGGAAGAAAGGCAAGATTTAAGTCACTGTAACGGTGAAAAATGTTCTGTGGCACACTCCTATTTAGTGCGTCAACTTAAGGACATCAATTACTTGGAAGAGATATACTAGCCGCCGTTCGCAAAGACGTTTGGAGAACCTTCGCCGTCGAAATCTCCACAGTTCACAGAGTCGCCAATTCGAGCAACAGGAAGGTTGTTTGCGAAGACATTTGGAGAGCCAGTAGCTTCTTCTCCATCGTGGCAAGCGGGGCCGCAACAGTGAGTCTCCCAATGGTCTCCGACACGATGAACCGGAATACCATTTGCAAATACGTTTGGAGATGCGGAGTCGTTAGGTCTGGACGGAAAGCAGCCGTGACCGGTGCTCACGTCACCAAGGCGAACAATAGGTGGCATACCCCTATTTAACAAGTCGCCGGAACGTCCACCAAATCACAAAGAAGATTCCGATGAGAA